CAACACCATGTTTCGGATGATTACCAGCTTCGGCAGAAAAGGGAACCTTATCCGAGAATCGCATAGTAGTACACGGTACCGGAAACATTGCATTGGTAGTTTATTCCGTCGTTGGGACGGCTCCCTGTATAATCATAGTACCAGGTGAAGGTCTTCCCATCAGAACTCTTCTTTCCGTAGTTGTTGGAGCTATAATAATTGGACAGGCCAAAGCCTTTTTGATATGCCGTCGTCAGCATGTTGGCATAGACCAGATAGCCACCATAGCTGTAGGAGCCAAGCGCCGCACTATATTCTCCATTCTCGTTCTTACTCCCCAGCAGCATAATCAGCTTCGGCAGAAAAGGGAACGTTAAACTGCACGGGTTATTGGCCCCATAGGTGCCAGTGCCGGTATAGGAGCCCGTGGCAATCCGTACCCCCCCGGCATCCCCAAGGGCGGCAACCAGGTCCTGGAGGCTGGTCCAATAGGGTGCTCCACTGGCACCCTGGCGAAGCACAGATCCTGCCACAGACGGGAAGGCGAGTTGGGCGAGGGTGGTGGAAGCCGAGGGATAGATCAGGCGGTTGGCCGACCAACTCGTCTTGCCGGTTCCTCCCTTATTGACAGCCATAGTGGGCAGGCGGGCGGCGGCCATAGTCCCAGAGGCGATCTTGCTGGCATCCAGGTTCGGGATGCGGGCAGAATCGAATATCCCGCTGTTGACATCTCCGGCCGCGTGGTGGTGGGTGGCGGCGGCCTTTGCGGCCAGTGCTTCCTCCAGGCCATCCACACACTCTGCCTTCGTGATCGGATAGAGCAGGTATTTGTTGCCCGCCGCGTCCTTTACGGTCATAAGACCGTTGTATTCATAGGTCGCCATGGGTACCTCCTATTCCAGCGTCTGAATCCACAGGTCGCCCGCCGCCAGGCCGGCAGGCTGGGCCGCCTGGACATATACCGTGCCCTTGCCGTCCCAGCCGGCGACCTTTTCGGCGGTGATGCCATCCAGGACTGTCTTGTTGCTGTGGCTGTGATTGCCCTGGGCGGCGGCGTTGACCTTGCTCTTCAGGTCGGTATCCAGATCGGACTCAGATACCTTATCTTTTGCGGCCAGTGCGCCCAGGGCGGATACCGTAGCCTGGATCGCCTCCACCGTACTCTTATCCGCCTTAGCCCCGATGGCCGCATTGAGACCCGCCACCACATCCTCGTGGGATGCGATGTATTCGGCGATCTCCTTGAGAGTGTCATAGGTGTCAGGAGCTCCGTTGATAAGGCCATTGATGGCAGCGGAAATCTGCGTGGTCACGTCCGTGCTCTTGGCCCGCTCATTGATAGCGGCCACCATCTCAGCCAGCTTGGCGGCCACGGTGGTGGTATCGTCCAGATACACATTGTCCGCTTTGGTCTGGACCATAAGATCGGTCAGTACGCCCTCCACCAAAGCTCGCAGTATCGCTTTCTTCGTTACATTGGACATCGTGGACGCCTCCTATAACAAATCGAAATTATAGCCCCCGGCAGTCGGGGCCTGATTCACAGTGGCATTGCGGATGGAATAGGTATCTCCCTCCACCTCAGCGGTCACGGCCGATGCGCCGCTGTCCTCTGCCAGCTCCAGCATGGCGTTGGCGGCGGCCTGGCCCCCGGATGTATCGAACCAAAGCACGGGGCCCTTCTCCGGTTCCGTCCCGCTCACCACAAAGAGATCCGGTATCTGGGCGGTCACTACCTTCCCGTCGCTCCCGAGATCGGCCTTCTTCGCCAGGAGCCCTTCCAGCTCGGCCCAGGTGATGTTCAGCGGGTTTCCGGAGGCATCAAAGGTGATAGAGTCCGTTTGCTCCGTGCGGATCAGCAGCTTCATACGTTCATAAATGACTACGCCGCTGTTCTGGGTATCCAGGAACTCACACTCCTGACCGGCATTGTCGTAGAGGTAAGCGCCCTCTTGTCCGGTGTCTGGGTCCTGCGCCATGAGTGCCAGTTCCCGATAGAGGAACCCCTCCGTGAGATCCTTGTTGTCCAGGGTGGCAATCACAGCGGCCTGGGCTGCGTCGTCCGTGGCCACGACGCCGTCAATGCGCAGCGAGTGCCGTTCGTGGACGAGTGCGGTACGGTTGATCATGGAGCCGCTGCCGATCAGGCCATCCCCCATGGCAATGCGGGTAAAATGGACACCCTTGCCCTGCTTCCACTTGGTCTCCAGGGTGGTGCCGAATGTGGTAAGTTTCAGCTTTGTGAAGGGCATAAGATCACTCCTGACTGATGGTCATCTGCCTGCCAATCACCTTGGCGGCGGCGAAGGGCAGAGCTGCCTGATACCTCTGCTCTTTGGATAGATGGAGTAGGGTGCGGGCCGGTTTTATCTTGTTGAGCTCCTGAAGGAGCAGGTCCCGGTCATCCAGTACGATATCGCCGCCGATGAACCACACGGTGGCCTCGGCCCAGTGGTCCGGCTTTGCTCCGGGGATGACCTCCACCTGGTCGTATCCAAAGGCGCGGGCCAAATACCGGATTCCTTCATTCGTGCCGGCCTTCTCGGCGATGCTCGCTTTCAGGGCGAGGCGGATGCGGTAGTTCTCCAGGGTCTCTCCGTCCAGCCGGAGCATATCCCGATCCTGCCCATGGACCGGGAGCATGGCGTCTGAGCAGGTGAGAACGGACGCCTCCTCCCGCACCCGCAGGAGGACTTGCTTGCACTGGTCGAAGGAGCGGCCCAAGACCTGCAAGAAGATGCAGAGCTGATTCAGGGCCCGTTTCCCCCGCTTGAGGGGCCCGGGCAGGAGGGAGAACATGTATTCACCGAAGTTCATGGCCTATACCCCCTCTACTGAGACAGTGATCGTACCGGGGAGAATCACCTTGTCTGTCGCCAGGAACAGGTCCTCTGTGGGAGTGGTAACGGTCACATTCCGTACCACAGACACGTCACTCTTGACCTTGTGGATGAGGTCGGCGTGGGTAAGTTCGTTGAATACCCTGCGGCCTCTGAGCCTGAGCAGGTCGATCACGGCGGCCTTGGCGCGCTCGGCCAGACCGTCCCGGCTGATAGAGTCAGGGATGGTGACCGTGAGGGTAATGTCGGTGTAGACGACCTCAGCACTCTTGACGAGGACGTCGGTGTCGGGCTCCCTGATTTCCTCACAAGCTGCCCGGCACTGGCCCAGGAGGTCTTCCGATGCAGCCCCGGCCTCGGAGGTCACGATGACATCCACGGTGCCCTGGCCTCTGGGGTGCTGGTCGTTGACTGTGACGTAGAGGACGCCGGAGATGGCCTCGCAGACGTTGATGTAGGTATCCCGGAGCGGCACTAATGCCAGCTCGGACCAGGAGCGGAGAGTGCGGGTGCGCGCACTCTCATCGTCTTCGACGTCGCTGCCCTCAAGGGTGATCCAGTCCTCGCCATTGGTGATCTCCACCTCGCCGAGGTAGGTAAGAGTGCGGGTGATCTGTGCCTCCGGCACGTTGTAGCGTGAGCCCTCTGTCTCCGCCTCCACCAAGACGTCCACCGACTGGGCCCCCTTCTGGAGCACTGCGTCCTCCAGCACGAAGAAGCGCAGCTCCTCGCCGTTGATGTCCTTTATGGTCTTGAAGATATGCCCTTTGGCGATCTTGACCGCCTCGGTGTCCGTTCCAGTCCTGGAGACGGTGACACAGCCCCGGGTCTTCCGGGCCTTCTTCCGGAGCTTGGAGTAGTCGGCCATCTTAAGATCCAGCCACGTGCCAGAGGCGTGGGAGACAAAGGACTGGTTGAGTATAGTGCGGGCCAGCTCCAAAAGCTCGATCTGGATGCGCAGGGCGATCATGAGCAAGGTGTGAAAGATACCGCCAGAGTGGAAGTTCGTGATGACAAAGCCCGCGTCCTTCAGCCCAGCGATCGTCTCTTCCTTCAGATCTTCCAGCTCTGGGACTGGGATGATCTGGTCCAGAATCTCATGGTCAATCATGCTGTTGCCACCTCCACATCGACCGCGCCTATGATAAGATCAAGCTGCCGCACGCCTGACTCGCCCGAGAACTGGAAAGAGCAGCGCAGGCGGAACAGGTCCTCCTCATAAGAAACGCTCACGGCTATGGTCTCCGGGAGGATGACCTCCCGTTTCTTTAAATTGACTCGCACCCGCTGAGTCATCTCCAGGCGGGTGAGCGCGTCGTTCTCCGAGCCGAGAAAGTCGTACAGCCCCCAGCCGAAGTCGGGATCATAGAAGAGATCTCCCGGCTGCATGACCGCCTCCAGGGCAATATTTTGAAACAGACACTCCAGGTCAGCGCAGAGGGGTGCGTCTCCATCCGTGGCCGCTGTGAGCTGCCACGTGTCATTCAGGCGGACGTCGGTATCGCTGAGCCCTGTCATAGGGTCACCTCCCCAATGATGGCTGGGTCGAGCTCTCCGTTGGGGAGGGCAACGGCGACCAACGACCCCGCCTGAAACTGCTGCCTGGACCGGATGCCGGGAATCGCCGGGAACGCCTCATCGGCATTGCCGAAGCGGTCCACCACCTGAACGGCATACTTATACCAGTTTGCGGTAATGTGGCCCTGGTAGCTGCTCCCAGTCTCATCGTTATGGATGACCAGCTCCTGCTGCTCGAAGGTATCGTCCAGCTTTTTCGCTGATATCACCCTGGCAAGGAGTACGGCCGGAAGCAGCAGGTGTGGATATTCCGTGGCAACGTATTTTTTCACGACCTTCGTTGTGAACTCTTCCAGCATACTGCCGCTCTCCCCCCTGGTTAGAAATAGATGTACGTGCGAATAAAGCCCGCGTCATTGGTGATCGTGAGCACCTGTGAGACCTCGAACTCTCCGCTGATGAGCGGATGGGTGACAAGGATCTTGTGCGAGTGCTTGACGAAGGGGGCGGAGATGGTCTCCAGCTCCCAGACTCCCCCGGTACGATTCAGAGCCAGGATATTGACGCCATACTCAAAGGAGTAAACCTTCTCCTGTGCCGGCGATGTGCCCCAGTAGAACACGCCGCCCGAGCAGAAGAAGGGTTTCTTGAGGCCCCAGGCCGCGTTGACGGTATTGATGGCCTGGATGCCGGTCTGCCGGTGGATCGGGAGCCGCTTGCGGGTGGGATATCCCTGGCCGGAGAGGGCCATCTTGCCGATCCCGGCCTGGCCCAGGATGTAGGCGAGCACCTCCTGGGGCGTTGTCTCCAAAAATGTGGCGTTGACGGAGGTCTGCTCCAGCAGGAGCATTTCATCCTTCAGGACAATCTCATTCGCCGAGGCACCTCCGCTGTAAGGCTTTGCGACATAGCCGGTAAAGACTTCGTCCAGGACGCCGTTGTAGCCCATCTCGATCGCCGCCGCATCCATCCTGTCGAGGGATATCCTGGGCTGGAACTGCTCTGTGAAGCGGATCTTCGCCCAGTCGAAATAGGCGGTGCGGGAAGAGTGGACCTCCACCTCTACGCCCTGGTCGAAACGATAGGCCCCGGCCCGGACCGCGATCTGCGGATAAAACAATTCCATCGTTTCCATGGCCTCTCCTATCCCAGCTTCGATTCCATGAGGGTGAGCTTCTTTTTGACGGCGCTGGCATCCGCATCATCCTTTGCCGGGGAATTCCCGCGTCCACTGCCCAGATAGCGCCTGTACTCTGCGGACAGATTTGACGTAGCGGAGGACGCGGAGGAGGCAGAGGAGCTGCCCGCCTTTTTCGCGGTGATCGTCTGAGGGATATACTCCCAAAGCTCCAGGGTGACCGGAAGCTGTCCCTTCTTATTCTCGGCCTTGTGGGTGAGTTTCTTGAAGAGGACCCTCTCAATCCCGTGAGCCGAGGCGTCCTCACTGACAATGGGGATGGGCTGTGGGACGCTCTGGCCGGGGGCCCGGAAAGCCGCCCGGAGTACAGCGAGACGCTGGTATTTGGTTTGAGACTCGGTGTCGTCCAGAATGAGCTCAATGTTGACCTTGGCGTCCTCATAGCCCACGGCCTGCTTGGGCTTGACCGCGCTGCCCTCCACCTCCTGCTCGTCGATCCTGGCCGACTCCGTGACCTCGATGCTTTTGACGAGACCGGGGAGGACGACGCCGTTGAGCTTGATGCACTGGTCTTCCATATAGATCATGGGGCCGTCCTCCCTCCTTTATGCGGGTTGCAGTGCTGCGTCCGGATCGCCGTCGTCCTCCGCATCCTCGTTGGCCTCCGAATAGCTCTCCAGTTCCTTGAGGATCTCCAGGAGCTGCCGCAGGTCTTTGATAGTCTTGAGGTCGGTGGGGATGATGACCTTCTGGATGATGACCTGCTTGGCGGAGCCGCCGCTTCCGGCGCTCTCCTCGCCGCCGTCCTTGCCGCTGCCCGGGGGACCCAGCGGGATCTTTCGGACCGGCTCGCGTTCCAGCCTGGCCCTGGTCAGCTTCAAGCCCTGCTCGGCCGCCTCTGCGGGCGCGTCCTGCGCCAGCTTCAGGCCGTGGGCGTAGGTGGTCATGGTGCGCTGTCCGGAGAGGGTCAGCGTGGACAATGGGCCTTCCTTTGCGTCCGAGAAGGGGAGCAGGTTGCGGATCTTCTGCAGCCCGCCTTTGACCGTATCCACCGCGCCGGTGAACGCCGATTTGATGCCGTTGGCAAAGGTGGTGACGATCTTCTTGCCCGATTCAAAAAACCAGGAGACCGCGCCGGTAATGATCTCTTTTACACCCTTGATCCCGTTGGAGACGGCCTCCCTGGCTGCCGTGATTTTGGTTGTAATGCCGGTTACGATACTCTGGAAGAGTTGCACGACAGCGCCCGGGATCGCCAGCAGCTTCTCTTTCAGGAAGCCGAGGACGGCGTTGACGCCGTCGCGGAACCACTCGCACTTGTTGTAGAGCAGCACCAGGGCTGCGATCAGGGCCACGATCCCGATCACGATCCAGGTCACGGGGTTTGCCAGAAGCGCTGCCGTAAAGCTCCACACAGAAGCAATAAGGGGTTTGAGCGCTGTCGCCGCTGCTGTGATCGCTTGCTTTGCCATTGACGCGATACCACGCCCGACGTTCTTCAAGGCGGCGACTGCTACGCTGCCCGCCGAGCGTATCTTGGTAAAGCCGGCTTTTATTGCGTCACCCGCAAACATCCCATATAGCCGTATCGTGTCTAAAGTATCCGGGATATTCTTGATTGCTCCAATGAATCCTTTGCCGAGTCCCGCTGCTTTTGTGAAGACTAACCCGATGCCGCTGATCACGGCGATGGCCGAACCGCCTATGGCCAGGAATCCGCCGAGGGTCAGCACCACCAGCATGATCGCCCGGACCAGCTCCTGGTTGTTCTCGATCCAAGTCCCTGCCTTCGTCAGTACCTCACTGCCCTTTGCCATGGCGTCGTTGATGGTGGGGAGCAGGCTGTTGCCGATGGACTCGGTGACGTTATGGATCTGCTGCCGGAGGCGCTCATAGCGCTCCGGCTCGGTCTCCTGGATGGCGGAGGCCATCTTCTGGGTGACGCCGGTACCCTGGCCCATTGCATCGTAGAGGCTGAGAATGTTGCTTTCCAGGTCGCCGACCTTGCTGTACATCAGATCGATGAGGGCGACTGCCTCGGTGTCTCCGAAGGCTTTTTGCAGCTCCATTTTCTCAGCCGCGTCCATGGTCTCACCGAACTTGCCCCGGAGGATATCCAGGATCTCCGGCATACTCAGGAGCTGGTTGTTGGCGTCGAGGAAGGATAAGCCCAGCGCCTCGCCGCCCTTGGCGGCAGACCGGAGGAAGGCTTTGTACTTGGTGCCCGCCTCGCTGCCGCCCATGGTGGCCTGGAGCATGCCCAGCACGGAGAGCTGCTCCTCCAGGGGGACCTGTGCCGTGGTGGCCGATGCACCCAATGTCTGGATCGCCTGGGCCATACCGGAACCCGAGGTCTTAAAGGCACGGACGCTCTCAGCGATACCCGCCGAGAAGATCTCTCCAAACTCCAGGTCGGAAAGATCATCATAGTAACTTTTGTAAATGCCGTAGCCCGTGGCAAAGAGGGACGTCATCTCTCCCGCCGTGGACTTAGTCGCCTTTGCCGTCAGGGCGGCCAGGCTGGTAAACTCGGCTACTCCCTCATCGGAGAGGGATGCGATGCCGCTTTTGATGTCATAGGCCGCGCTGATGAAGTCAGCCTTCGTCGTCCCCGCCCACTGATCGGAGAAGCTGCGTGCGGCGTTCTCTACAGCGCCCAGATCCCGCACACCCAGGGAGGCCAGCTCGCCGATGGCCCGGCGGGTCTCGAAGGTTGCCTCCACCGGAGCGAGGGCCGCGCCGACGATCTGCGTGCCCATTTCCTGCATGACCGCGCCGGCCTTGGCCGCGGAGCCGAACGCCTGGCTCAGTGAGTCCAGCCTGGTGACGTCCGCCCCCACCTTGGAGGCGATGCCGGCCATGGGCCCGCTGAGGTTGTCGATCATGTTCATCACAAGCGACAGCTTGAATACGGACTCTAAGCTCATGTGCTTCACCTCCTGGGGGCGGCTGCCGTCACTCGGTAAATACCTTGACGATCGCCTGCGCGACGATATTCACCTCCAGCTCCTGGATAAGCCTGGCCTGCGCCAGGCAGTCCAGGAACTCGTCGAGTCCGGCAGTCTCAGGGTCAAACCCCTCTAAGAGAGGCGGGGGGAGGAAACGGTAGATCTCCAGCAGGCCGGAGCCGATTCCGCTTTCCCGCACCCCCGCGACCCGCTCCCTTAGAGCTTCTTCAAATTTGCCGTATTGGTGAGGCCCAGAATTTCCGTAAGCTTATTGCCGATGCTGATGGCGACGCCGGGATATTCCTCCATATCGCCCGTCAGCCGCTCCTTATCCTCGTCAATGACGGCATCCAGCATGAACACCTTGCTCGCCTTCGTGATCCCGATCTGGGACGCGCTCTTGACGTAGCGGTCATAGCTGGCAACAGAGGGGCGCTTGAAGTAATAGGAAAACTCCTTTTCCTCCTCATCATCTACGGGGATCGTAAGGCCCACACGGTAGACCTTGCCTCCATACTGGGCCTTGAGTGTCTCCTCACGGGAGACCTCCGCAGCCTTCTTCTCAGCTTCCATGGTGCGCACTCCTTTTTCTCAAAAATCTTGTCCCCGGCGCGGGCCTTAAACCGCCTGCACGCCGTTGGTAATGATGCCGCCGACGATCATCAGGTCCACGTCCACGCTCAGGGACTTGTCGCCCTGGGCCGCCTTGTGAGTACGCTTGATAGGGCGGACCTTCTTCAACTCATCGGTGGAGATCGCCTTGCCGTTGTCGGCATAGGATACTACGATAGAGGGCAGCTCCAGATCATAGAAGCTGACACCCCGGGCTTTGCAGAAGGCCAGCAGGTCCTCGTAGTCATCCCGGAGCATGGACAGCTTGCCCGACGCCTTATAGTTGCCCTTGCCGAAGCCGCGAGGCTTGTAGCCTCTGCCGTAGCTCTCCTCCATATCCTGCTCATCGTCGTAGCTGATCTCCTGGACCACCAGCACCAGGCCGGGGAATTTGACGTCCACGTCGCCCCAGTCATAGTTCTTGCCGTTTACTTTGAGCATGGTCTCGTCCTCCTTCCCTTATGTCGTGGCCGGTGCGCGGCCCAGGTCTACCTCGATCTCCCGGATATAGCCCCGGGACTGGTAGCGGATCGTGACGTGCATAGTCTCGTCCTCCAGGATGGTCTGCTCCTGTCCCTCGGGGACGGTGATCTCATAGGCGCTGATCTCCTGATTGTCCACCATACGGTCCAGCGGGATAGCCAGGAATTTAGCCTTGGCCTCCAGCTCACCCTGCACGTCTTCCAGGTCGATGTCGTCGCCCAGGAGGAGCAGGCCCTCCTTGCGGGTCTCCCGGATGATCTTGTTCCTGGGACGTACATCCTCCGCGTAGCGGTAGTCGCTACCGTCCGGGCACATCATCTTGGCGTGATAGACATAGAAGTAGTCCAGGCCGTCATACTCCCGGAAGGTCAGGTAGCCCGCCACATCCAGCAGCTCAATGATGGAGTTGTCCATGGCGGCGGGGAGCAGCTCCTGAAGCTGCGTTTTCTCAATGGCGAAGCCCGCCTCGGTGCGTGTCTTTCCGATGGAAGTCTGGACAGACGCCTTGGCGTACAGGCCGGAGACCAGTGCGGCCAGGTTTACAATCTGGGTCTTGCCGTCCAGCATGACCAGCCGGCCCCAGCCCGCCACCACCTGTAGGTCCGTGCTGCGGATCTTTTTTCGGTCCGCTTCCATCTTCAGGGCCCAATTGGTCAGGTCGCCGCTGTCCTCCGGATATACGGCCTCCAGGAGGAAGAAGGCCGGCTTGTGGTAGATATCCATAAGCTCCTTCTGGGCGGTACTCACCGCCTGCCAGAGCGCCAGAGCGCTTCCGCCTACGATATGGACGAACTCGAACTCCTGATTGAAGTTCCTGAGCTTCTCAATGGCGGCCAGGACGTCCCCGTTGGTCATCGTGGGGGCGACGGTCTGGAAGGTATAGGTATCCCCTGCCAGGAAGGAACTGGGCTTTTGCTCCGCCTCCGCCGCCTCCGCAAACTTGAGGGTCAGGCCGGTGCCGGTGATCTCATAAGCACCCGATACGGGCACGGTGATCTCATCGGTATAGCTGAAGCCGCCGTCAATGGAAACCGCGAAGGCCGCGGTATTGAGCCCGCCCTGGCCGGTGATCTTCACGATGAAGGAAAAGGCGTTGGTGGGCGACCCCTCTACGGTCAGGCTGCCGCCGCCGCTGCCTTGGTGTGTCACCTCGCCGGTGCTTCCAGGCGTGCTGGCGGAAACCGGGATGCAGAACAGCCGGTTCGCACCGAACTGAACGCTGGTCATGGCGGCATCCGCCAGAGGGGACAGGCCCAGCGCCTCCTTGATCCTGGCTGCGGTCATGCTTCCCGTGATGACGATGGGTGTGTCTGCGGTGATCGGAGAGACGCCGATCTTCACATGCAGGCCGTCGCCTGTCGAGGTAGCAAAGCCCAGCAGGCCGTCCGATATAGTGTGTCTTACATCTCGAAGCATTTAGACCTTCGCCTCTCTTTCTTTCCTGGGGCCAGTACGCCCGTCCATCGCGGCCCCGGTAAAGCCAGCGACCGCTTCGGCGTATTCCTGCCCGGTCATCGTCCGGCCCGGCTTCCAGCCCCGGGCGGCGCATACGCCCGCAAAGACTGCCGCCGGCGTCCTGCTCCGCGTGCGGAGTGTTTCAATGGTGAGCAGCTCCGGGCTTGTCCCGTGCTCCGCCACTGCTGCCGGAGCCACCGTCTGGGTGGTGGCCTCCGGCGCTTTGTTTTTCATCGCCATGTTCTGGCTCCCTTCTATTGTCGTTCTACGCTGGAGATATCCACCTCGGAGACGGGCGCAAAGCCGGTGTCCCTGTAGACGCCGCCCTGGAAATTGATCTTCACCTGGACGGCCACCTTGGCCTTGAGCAGCGAGTCGTCACTGTCCACCCAGTCCGCTTCCTCTACCTCGATGGGCACAAAGTTCCCATCCACATAGATCCCAGCATCCAAGCTCGCAATGAATGTCTCAAACAGGACCTCCACGGCTTCATCGGTGTAATCGCCTATGGTCACGGTAAAGGACAGGGTGCGGTCGAAGACCTTCCTCCGTTTGTGTTTCGCTCCCTCCTGGCCTATAAATCGTTTTTTGGAGCCGTTTCGGGAGTAGGTCTCCGAATAGAACAGAACCGCGCCCACGTGCGATTCCAGGCTTTTTGTCAGGGCCTTCTGTGTGGTGTAGGGGTTGGACTTGAGCCCTGTGCCCTTGAGCTTGGCGAGGAGGTATTGTTTGCATGCACTGTAGAGCATGGATCAGGTCTCCTTTTGAATGAACTCTTCTGTTGTGGCCTTAATCTCCTGCATATCCTCGTCGGAGAGTCCCAGGAAGGGCCGGGCCGGGATCGTGATGTGCACCTGCTTTTTGCTGATCCACCTGCCATCCACTTGAAAGCGCAGGGCTTTCTTTCGGTTGGCACGGATCGTGCGCCCCGGTTCGCCGAACTGGTGTGTCGCCGCATACTTGACGTTGGTGCCTACGGCAAAGCCGGAGGCGTCCGAGTGGACCCGGATGGAGTTGCGGAGGCGGGCGGAGTCGATCAGCGTCTTGCCGCCGCCCGCGGCCGCCCGGATGGAGCTGCGCCACCGCCGGCCGTCCGGCCCCTGGCTGCGCTTGAACCGCTCCAGGGTAGACTCTCTGACGCCTGCGCCCAGCGCCGCGTTGATCTTTTTCCTATCCAGTTCCGAGAAACTGCGGAGCTTGCGCAGCAGCGCCTGGGTATCGCCTTCGAGCCGGATGCTGTACATGCTCACATCCCCTTCATCTGGTCCCGGCTGAACAGCCTGGGATTCGACTTCACGGTGAA